TTGTTTTATACAGCAGAAAAAGAAAAGGGGCAACAAGTGCCCCTTTCTTTCAATGTTTCATGTGAAACATTAAGCGCCTTGTGATGCGAACACGCAGCGTGGGTTACTGAAGCCGAAGCTGTAACGCTCACGGGCTTTATAACGCACGTTGCCTGTGTCGAAGTCGCCTTCCATAGAAGTCGAAATCGGGCTTCGCTCAAAGTGCTTGAACCCATCAGGGCAGTCGGTCAAGACAAAGAATGCATCAGTGTCAGTCAAGAAATGGTTGACTGCGTAGCCTTGAGGCAGCAGACCCATGTTCCGAATGGCGTTGATGTCGTTGTCGGCCGTTTCTACTCGTCCGGGGGTGTCAAGCAGACGATCAGCTACAAACTGAAGTTGAGGCGGAACAACAAGCTTGGTTCCTTGCAGAGCCAAGATCATGTTTCGGTCATCAACAAAAGTTGAAATGCTGATCAATGCATTTTCCAAAGACGTTTCGTTCAAGTCAGCATACGCTGAAGGACGATTTGAGAAAGTGCCGCCACCAGCCAGCGGGTGTGCGTTTGAAACAAGTTCAACGCCGTCACCGCCAGTGAAGCTTGAATTGAACGCATTGTTCAATACGTTAGCAGCTTTCACTTGCTTGGTGTGTGCCATGCTACGAGCCAGCGCCTTCGTATAACGCGCACCAAGGCGGTCATACAAATTATCTTCAACCGCTTCCTCGGTGAGCGCAAAAGCAAGCGCCACGGTCTCGTGCGTATATCGTGCGGTGAAACCTTCAGACGCAGAGTCGTAACCGACACTTTGTCCTTCAGACTTATCACGCGCATTACCAAAGCCTACGATCAGAACTTCTTCTTCAAACGCTCGGTCTGAAGATTCGGTTTCAAAGATCTCAGCGTGCTCGTTTTCGTAACGAGCGTATTCCATGCCAAATAAAGCGTTGAGACCAGGCTCTAGCTCTTTGGCTAATTGTGCTCTTGAAATAGCCATTAGTTAGCCTCCTATGCTAAGCCCGCGCCTTTTTGGCCGAAGATTGAGTTCTGAATAACAACAAGAACGTTGGTATTCGCTGTAGCAACATCTGAGTTTTCTGGATCACCAGAAATATCAATTGCCTTGATAGGCAGTGCTGCAGTTGTTGCACCCGTTGATACCTCAAGCTCAGCGCCAGAAATACCTGTTACGGTGCTTCCTGAACTGGTGTAGACGATATCGAAGTTGCCAAAGAGGTCAGCAACTGGGAATGCAGCATCAGCTTGCACTTCATAAACCACCATTGGGTCATCGATGATGAACGCAATAATGTCTGAAGCATTGGTGCTTGCAGGGTAATAGTTGCTGAACACTTGTTCCTTAGTTGTAGGATCAGTGTATTGACAACCGTTGAATACACCAACGATAGGCACAGTGCCTCCGTCAGCGTGTACCTCTACCGTACCGCCAGTAACCTGAGCAACCATATCTCCTTGGAAGATAGAAGTGCCGTAGTTAGCAGCGATTCGATATCGGCTTTGTCCGCCAGTATAGGGGGCACCGCCCACCATACGAACTGGACGCATACCAAAAGCGGCATCTTGATTTGCCATTTTTGAATCTCCTAGTTAAACACAATCAAAATGAGGCTAAGATTTGTTGCCTCGCCCAAAAGATACCTGCGTCTTTCTTTCTCTAGAAATTGGCATTGCAGGGTGTTCATCGCGCATCAGATCGTTATCTACAGCATTCATCTGTTGATCGGTCTGGCGCGCAAAGTGAGCATTTCGCTCCTCCACAGTTTCTTTAGGAATCTTGGTTAACATCAAACCACCGACACCGACTGTACCTGCATGGTTACCATCATCGATAACAGGCAGGTCATAGCCCGTCACTTCGCTTGGGTGTACGGGTTCGTACCCCTCACGAAAGCGCATGTGTACGTTAGTCTTATCTGCTTCACCGCGTATGTGGGTTCTCACCCAACGATACTGCATTCCTTCAGGAGCATCTGGAGTCTCCAATACTTGAGGTGGTGTCCATGGCTTTCTTGCGGCCTTAGTAGACCGAGAAGAAGCACCCCGTGGGGTTCTGTTTGAACCTGCTGTTGTAGTTTCTTCGCTCATGATCGTTCCAACCTTCTCTTATGTTTTGCGTACTCTTTAAACGGAACCCCTAATTTTCTAGCAAGTTGCTGTTCGCTGGGGTTAAGTCTAACTTGACGATTATTTTGATTGCGTCCACTTCCTGTTATGCGCGTATTGGAGACAACGGTTTGGACGGGTTGTTGTTCGCCTCCTGCGGGAAACTTATGAGGAAGTTCCTCCCTCATTCGTCTATCGATTTGAGAGTAGTATTCATCAGACTCTAAGTCAATTCCACTGCTCTGCAATTCATTGTGTATGGCAAATGCTACATTTGTCATCACACTATCTGTTCCGAACCATTCGTTTGATGAAGCCCATTCTTGTGCTCGCACAGATGGTTCTTCGTAAACAGGCTGCTCAGCTGTTGAAAAATCAATTTCGGGCGCTTGTTGAACTTGTTGATTCTGTTCTTCAAGCCACGCATCGTATTGCACTTTGTATTCCGACAAGTCTTGCCGATACTTCGCAAGTGCGTTTCGATCCGCTTCTGCTCGAGCAAGAAGCTGTTGAGCTTCTGCCATGGCTTCTGGATCACCAGATTCGTAAGCGGTCTTTAAGTTACGCTTAGCCGCTTGAGCTTGAGTCTCAACACGGTTTTCCATCTCTTGACTGTAGCTTTGTTGAATTTTTAAATTCTGCTCAGCACTAGACGTTTGCGTATTCTTTAACTGATTAGCTAAAGCATCGTTCTGCGCCTGGATTTCTTTGGCGTATTGCAACGCCTGCAACTCACGACGCTGATACTCTTTGGCTTGTTTTACAGCTTGATTGATTCTGTTTTGGGCTGTTCTTGCCTTAACCTCTGCCTCAGAAAGCTCTTCTTCGGTGTTTGGTTCCGCGGCCTCAAAGTCCTCTTGAATAGAATCATCTGTGACAGGTAAAAGATCGTCAGCTTCCTCTTCAGAAAACTCAATGATTGCATCTTCTTCCTGAACTTCTTCTTCGACTCTACGCCCTGGGGGTAGCGCAGCCCTGTTTATATCGTCTTCGTTATCTAGCTTAGATAACGCTTCGCTCAATGTTTCTTCGCTCATGTTTCACCTATGCAGACTTAATATCGTCAGGATTGATAATTGTGCCAATCACTTCATCGTCATTGATGATGCGAACTTCATGGTCATCTTCCAAAGAGAAACGAGCGCCTGCATATCTACCGATAAGCACCCAATCGCCTTTCTTGCACCATGGTTCGCCACCAAACTTATCGTAATCTTGATAAGCCAATGGGCCGACTTTCATGACATAACACACAGATGTAGCCAAGTTCTCCTTGCTCACAGTGGACTCAAGAAGTTGTATGCCGCCATCTGTTACGCCTTTGCCCTTGTATGGCAGAACTAATAGTCGCCATCCAGAAGGTTCAGGCATTCTTTCAATCAGAGATTTGTCTAACACGGTAGGGTCTAAAACCCTTTCGCTTTCGCTTACATATGCGTCCGTAACGGACGGTTTTGCTGCGATGGAATCTAAAGATAGATCACTCATCGAGGGGGTCTCCTTCAATCTGCAACGCTTCTTTTATTTCGTCACGCAGGGTGCGAAGCATTGATAACTCACCCATTGCGAATCTGTAATCCTCCATCGTCTTGATATTGCCCGACGTTGTGTAATCGACAATACCTTGCTCATACTGTTCAAACTTCTTCATCATGTAAGAAGCAAGAGCTATTGAATCCATTTATATGCCTGGAATCCTTGGTGGCGGTGCCATACCAACAGGCTCAGGCTCACCCGTGCCAGGGTTAACAATTGCGCCACTATAAGGCTGCGGAGGCGCTGCTAGTCCTGCATATGGCGCTAATGGTGCCATTGGTGCAGGCGCACCGTATCCACCAAACTGCACTTGTGGTACAGCAGATGTCGGCATTTGGAAGGTTGGATACCCTCCTTGTTGTATGTTTGCCCCTGCTTGCATCATCTTCTGAATGTAATCTTCCCGCACATTTGGGTCATACGAAGGCCCAAGAATGTTAGTAGGCACATACGTTTCGCGCACGCCCTGCAGAGGATCCATGTTTACGAATCTAGGCGGCGGTGGTGCAGCTGGTGGAGCTTCTCGTGGCGGAGCATCCCGTGGTGGAGGCTCTCCCGGCATAGGCATAAAGGTTCCGCCTGAATCAGGCTCATCTCTGTCATCAATGCCGTTATTGTTCGCGTCTTGAAAATCAGCTGTTCGCACTTGCACAGGAGGCTCTGCAGGAGTAGGCGTGGGTTTAGGCCCCATTCCAGCTACAATCGCTTTGGCTTCTGCAAGTATTTCTTCGTCAGTCTTTCCTGTTTGCGCCTGTCTTTCAGCTTGACGTTGCGATGTTTGATCTTGCAACTGTTTTGTTGCTTCTTGAACTTGTTTGTTCAAAGCCATCAATTCGCTTGTGGTAGTTGATGGGTCTGCAGCAGCCTCTGTCAGGTCTTTTGCCATAGCTCTAAGTTCATCTGGCGTTACAACAGAAGGCGCTGTAGGTGCAGTAGGGGGCGGCTCTCCTGCTCGCGCTGCAACAATTGCAGCAGCATCTGCGCGTATTTCATCAGCAGTTTTTGCTTTTGCTTGTTTTTCTG